TTAGATTATTTTGAAGGTAGAGATCAATCTACACAGGATGGCGGTAAAGTATATCGTAGGCGTTTTGAAGCTACTGAACAAGGTATAGCAGATATGTATGAGGCAATAATGGCTGATTTACAATACATTGCTGAAAATCAAATGTCCGATATTAAATATTTTACAGGTATTAAAAAATCACAAGAACAGATACAACAAGAATTTAAAGATTCTGGTTTTGATATAAGTACTTTTAGAGGAATAAGACAAGGTGGAAAGATTTCGCTTGACAAGGGTGGAGATGTACAGTATAATAAGAGTAATTATGGATTTGTGAATAAAAAAGATAAAGCCCCTCCTTCAGCGAGGGCAGATGATGTTCCAATGAATTTAAAAGAGGGTGACTTTGTACTCTCTCAGCCTGCAGTAGCCCTCTATGGTAAAGATACTATAGACCGCATGCTCTCAAGAGCTGCTACAGATGCAGGCACTAATTTAAAATCTGGAGGTAAAGTTCCAGTAAATGTGCACAATGGTGAATACATTATACCAAAGAATTTAACAGAATATATAGGCTCCAACGTTCTGAATACTATGAACGATAGGGGTCTTATGTCAGTTGGTGAAAGACCCAACACTTAGTCGACAGCTACTTGCGAAAGCAACCCTGTCTCTTTAATAACTGAATGGGCTACCTTTACGGAGAGAGTAAAGCCCCCAATGAGGTATAGAAATGAACGAAGAAAAACTTGGAAAGGAAGAAGAACTAGAACCTACTCCCTATCAGGGAGCTTATAGAAAAGAACTAGATGATCCTGATCCTGAAACGAACCCTGCTGAAGAAGAAGAACTTCCTCAAGCAGCTACTTCTAAGGAAGAATCAAATAGTTTTGTAGAGCAGTCTACTAAATCAGAACAACCTGAACATAATTATAAAAAAAGGTATGATGATTTAAAAAAACATTATGATGCTAAAATAGAAGAGTTTAAAGGTAAAGAACAAGAACTTTTAGACTTGGCAAAACAAGCATCAGGAGGTGGTACTAATTATACACCACCTAAAACGCCTGAAGAATTAACACAATTCAAAGAGCAATATCCTGATGTATATAATGTTATTGAGACTGTGGCTCATTCTCAAGCTGAGAATAAAACTAAAGCTCTGCAAGATGAAATTAAGGACTTACAAGGAGACCGACAACGCCTAACTAAAGAAAAGGCAGAACAGGAACTTCTTAGATTACATCCTGATTTCATGGATATCAAAGCAGATGAAAATTTTATTACTTGGTTACAGGACCAGCCACCATCCATAGCAGATGGTGTTACTAAAAATAACACTGATGCAAAATGGGCTGCTAGGGTTATAGATTTGTATAAAGCCGATAAGGGAATTTCTCGAACATTAAAACAGCAACCTACTAAGACTGCTGCGGATTTTGTTCCTACTAAACGTAAGTCGGAACCATCCAAAGGCAAGAAAGAGTGGAGTGCTGAGGAAATCAGACGGATGAAACCCCACGAATTTGAGAAGTTCGAAAAAGAAATCGACTTAGCAAGGAGGGAAGGTCGAATCCGTTAATTTATTAACTTAACTTAGAAGGGGATTCGATTATGGCTATCGGAACTGCGGCAGGTTATACCAATCTGCCATCAGGTAATTTCTTACCTGAAATTTACAGTCAAAAGGTTCTTAAATTTTTCCGTAAAGCTTCAGTTGTTGAAGATATAACCAACACTGACTATACTGGCGAAATTGAAAACTTTGGCGACACTGTTAGAATCATAAAAGAACCATCTATCTCTGTATCTGCTTATACTAGAGGTTCCTCTGTTAATACTCAAGACTTAGCTGACGATGAAGTTCAATTAACCATCGACAAAGCTAATGCATTTGCTTTTAAAGTAGATGATATTGAGGAAAGACAAGGACACGTCAATTTTGAAACTCTAGCGACTTCTGCAGGTGCTTATGCACTTAAAGATACCTATGATAGTGAAGTTCTGTCTAACATCCAATCGAATGTACCATCTGCAAATACGTATGGTGCAGATCATGCAACAAACTCAATAGATACTGGTTTTGACACCAGCGAAATTGATCCAGCAAACGTTCTTGCTAGACTAGGAAGACTCCTAGACGATCAAAACGTTCCAACGGACAATCGCTGGGCAGTAGCTTCTCCGATTTTTTTCGAGCAGCTACAACAAACTAGTTCTAAATTGATGGATGCTGAATTCTTAAATGAATCAAATTCACAATTACGAAATGGTTTAGTTGTTCCTCAACTAGTAAATGGCTTTAGACTTCATAAGTCTAACAACATGCCATCTGCTAGTACTTCTGACGTTTATGTTGTTTTAGCTGGTCACGTTAGTGGCGTTTCAACAGCTTCACAAATAGCAAAAACGGAAGTAGTAAGAGACACAGAATCTTTCGCTGATATTGTTCGTGGTCTTCATGTGTATGGTAGAAAAGTTCTTAGAACGGAATCTATCGCACAGGCATACGTTAAAATAGATTAGAGGAGAGTGATATGGCTACTTTAACACAAACAGGTGCAGGCACTGTAGGGCATATGTCCAGCAACGCTGTTGCAAAGTGTTATGTACAATCAACAGTTATCGATGCGACATCCACTGCTCTAACTAGTGGAGATGTGTACCAAGCGATCAATGTACCAGCTAATTCTGTAGTACTTAACGCAGGAATTGACGTTATTACTGCAGGAACAGGCACAGGTACTTTAGCTTTAGGCGATGGCACAGTGACTTACGTTGCTGCTGCTGTGCAAACTTCAGCAGGAGCTATGACTTCTGGTGATGCACTCGCTGAACTCTTCGTCTATTATGCTGCAGCAGACACACTTGATGTGACTGTTGCTACTGCTAATACTAACTCTAAAGTCCGAGTATGGGCTTTATTGGCTGATATTGGTGGTCCAATAGGCGATACAGAGTCAGGCGACACATACGCTTAATTACTGTTTAGGTGGGGGGTATCAAGTACCCCCTGCCGTTTTTAAGGAATTATTATGAAGAATTTATTTTTAGTTTTTATAGTTACTGTTTTTCTAGCAGGATGTGGTAGTTCAAGAATTATGCTGAACGCTGAAATCCCAGAATCACAAGCTATTAACATAGAAATTTCTACTCAAAACAACGAAGTAGAATAATACATGTTACACAAAGTAGGAATAGAATTATTAAAGATTAGTCTATGTATTTTCATGGCACTTTTTTTGTATTTAGGAGTAGCTTCTCTTAAAATGCAAGAATATACAGTATTTCTAGCCCTGCTTCCTATTAACGTTGCAATAGGATGGTTTATATACCATAGACTAAAACATGGCTGAGTCAACTTTTATCTCAGCAGCAGCAACGCCAGGTGATACAAATAGGACAGATGTATATACTTGTCCTAGTAACTTTAAAGGAATTGTACGATTTATAAATGTAGGCAATACAAATGCATCAGCCAAAACAGCCATGCTGGAGTGGTATGATGTATCTGCTACTACATACTACCCTATAACAGGGTCTAAATCGGTAGATGGAGAAGGATACATTAGTTTAACTGATTTAACTTTAGTTCTTGAAGCAGGAGATAAAGTAACAGTTACTGCAGGAACAGCAAGCACAGTAACAGCAATAGTCGGTGTTGAACTACTTTATAATCCTTTAACAACATAGGCAAAACATGGCAACATTTATTACATTAGTAAATAACGTATTAACAGAATTAAATGAACCAACATTATCAACTTCAGCAGATTTAAGTGCTGCAGCTACTACAGTAGGAATACAAACATCAGTAAAAGAAAATGTAAATAAATCTATAAGAGATATAGCCACTTCAGAAGTAGAGTGGTCTTATCTATACGCTTCAGGCACACAAGCTTTAACTGCTGGTATACAAGAATATACAATCACTACAGCAGCATCTACAATAGATTGGGATAGTTTTGTTTTAACACCTACAGAGTTATTAACTAATGGTACATTTACTAGTGATATAAGTAGTTGGACCGAATCTAATTCAGGTACTGGAGATGCTACGTATTCTTCAGGTACACTATCTTTAGCAGCAGGTACAGGTACTAGTGCTGTATATCAGGCTGTATCTCTTACTAGAGGTAGGCAATACATGGTTTCATTTGCTATGAAAAATGCTTCTACTTCAGGTACAGCTATAAGTCCTAGTTTAGTCGCTTCCGTAGGAACAAGTGCTTTAGCTACAGACGTATCTACAGGAACATACACTTCTGCAGGAGGATCAAATGATGAAGGTGATCTTAGTTATCACAGCTTTACTTTTGAAGCCTCTGCTACAGCACATTATTTAACAATTAAAAATGAAACAGCATCATCTACAGTATTAGTAGATAATGTTAGTGTAAAAGAAAATTTTCATCCTCAACAATTAAAATACTTAAATGAGGATGAGTGGAGAGATAGGATAGTAGGAACAGATAAACATCAAAACCCTGATCACTATGCAGAGCCACAATATGTATATAAGACTGTTGCGTCTACTTCAGCACTTACGTTTGGAGTTTCGCCTGTTCCAGATAAAGGGTCTTATACTGTTGAGTTTGATTATTATGGTTCTCCAACTGATCTTTCAGCTTCAAGTGATACTCCTAGTATCCCAAGTCGTTACCATGATCTTATAGTAAAAAGAGCTGTTTACTATACTTTACTTACTAGGTCTGATCCACAATTAGCTCAAGTTTATTTACAGGAATATAGTTTTGGTTTGCAAAGAATGAGAACAGATTTAACAAATCGTAAGAACTATATGTTTGCAGTATAATGCCAGATATGTTGCAACCATATGTAGTTAATCTTAAAGGAGGTTTAGTACTTAATAAATCTCAATTTGAGATGGAGCCAGGTGAGGCTATGGAATTAAGAAATTTTGAACCAGATATAGGTGGTGGATATAGACGTATATCAGGTTTTGCTAAATTTAATACTAATGCAATAACTTCTGGAAGCACTACAGGTTCTTTACTTATGACTGCTGTTTATAAAGATCAAGTTATAGCAGCTAGAGGTGCTGAAGTATTTAAAGTTCCTTCAGGTACAGGTTCAATTACTCAGATAGATTCAGGCAGAACTAGTGCAGGTAGATATGATTTTGATACATATAATATGAGTGGTACAGATAAAATAATATGGGCAGATGGTGCTAACAATGCTTCTTCATATGATAATAGTTCAGTAACAGACATAAATGCTACTGGAGCTCCTTCTAATCCTAAGTATGTAAAAATATTCAGAAACCATGCTTTCTATGCAGGCATGTCTGCAACAACACAAAAATTAGTATTTTCTGCTCCTTATGCAGAAGGCGATTTTACTGCTGCTAATGGTGCAGGTTCAATATCTGTAACAGGAACTATAACAGGATTAAAAGTATTTAGGGAACAGCTTTATGTGTTTTGTGATAACGCTATATTTAGAATAGTAGGAAACAGTCAAGCAGATTTTCAAATGCAACCAGTGACAACTAATGTAGGTTGTGTTGCCCCACAAAGTATACAAGAAGTAGGCGGTGATATTATTTTCTTAGCTGCTGATGGTTTAAGAACTATTGCAGGTACAGAAAAAATTGGCGATGTAGAATTAGGAGTGATATCTAGACCAGTACAAAGAAGATTTACAGCACAAAATTCTGCTACTGCAGCAGCTACTATTACTTCTT